CGTAGGAGGTTGGGAAGGATTGTACGTATTGTATGTTATCAAGGGATTAAGTGCATAGTCACATGCCATGTTCCATAAAACAGGATCGGATTCTGCAAACTTTCTATCGAAGTGTTTCAAAACATTGTGCATAATCTCATGGACAATAACCCAAATCAGCATTCCCATAGGTTCATTCATTACAAAATTAGGATCATAATGAATGCTAAGACCATCGGTAGCCATGGTTTTATAGGCGAGATTTTTGTTCTCCCTAATAATAAGGCTNNTAACGGGTATTGACCCATGACCCTGTAGCAGGCACTTCTCATTTTTCTGAATGCCTCTTCGGATATTTTTTGATCTTCTGATTCGAGATCTTTGTATATTTGCTCTAAAAGTTTGAAATCATTCCAGGAAGCTATCCTTCTATTCTGCATCTTTGAATCTTACTTGAATTATATATCCTCGGATCCACTCATTTCCGAAAGGAACTGATTATATAAAAGGCTAACGCTTTTAGGGACAGATTTCTTAAACTGAGTAAAGTTCTCATTCCTAATAAGATTTCTGACGTCTTTTCCGCTCAGCCAAGTTGGGGTTTTGAATAACTTGATTTCCTCATTGATTAGTGCTCCATTGGATCTGGTCCAATCTCTCTGCAAATGAAGATTTGAATAATTTTTTTCTCCTACACAAATACTAACAGGATAATAATTTTCAGAAAGTCCCTCGAATGCTTCGTCTAGAAAATCTCTTCCAATAAAATAATACTCCTTGATTAAGTCAGGATATTCCTCCTTTACGCCATACATCATTTTCTCCAGTGTATCGTGAGAGAATGGGTATTTCTTATTCGTTTTGGATGGTCGGTAAACACATATAACACTTGGATATCCATTTTCTTTTTTGGCTCTCATCGCCATTTTTAAATGTCCATTATTAAATGGCTGGAATTTTCCAATAATCAGGTTAACTTTTTCTGCGTTCTCATTGATCTTCTTGTCCTTTCCTTTTTCTTTATGTGTCTTTATCACCTTTTTGAAATCATTATAGGCAAAGAATTCGTTGGTTTTTTCTGCGGTCCCCGCGGTTTCATTATCGTCAATTTTCTCTGGAATTTCTTCCTCCTGGGTTTCTTCCTCGCTTTCATTCAATAAAGAAAATTCACGATGAATTTTTCTGAATTGGCCAAAGGTTGGTATTCCAGAGGATTCCTGGATCGGTTCCTGCTTCTTGGCATTAATATAATCAGCAATATCTCTGATCAATAGATTAAACTGTTCAACAACTCCCTCGGTGAAAAATCCATGCGGTTTCTTCTTTAGCTTTCTAAATGCAGAAAGCAGGATCTGAAGTAACGTCTCATAGCTTTCATCCTCGTCTATTTTTTCCTTAACCTGCTCATTAGGAATCAGTTCCTTATTAATCTTAAACTCATCTCTCTTAAAGTATTCGGGCTCATTAAAATCTACACCTCTATATCTGTCTCCATAGAGGTCTACAAATTTAAGAAACACATCAAAAACAAAATTGACATATCTAGTCTCGGGTTCTTCACCAGAGACATTGAACGAATCAATCCCTTTCTCAAGTATGAAATTCATAACATCGATTAGAGCTAATGAATAGATATCATTTGGTAGCTTATCCCTTGACGTTGATTTTTTCTCTCTGACTATCTCAAGAAAAACTGGATCTACAATCTTTGCAACGTAGCTTTCCCCGACTCCATCAAGTTCACCGAATCTAAAAACCACCCCCTCTATTGGCGAATCCAGAGAATCATTTAGGGCAGTTTTTTCCATTTCGGGATTTAGAATGGATATCATGAATCTGACAAAGCTATCAGTCTTATACTTTTTAAGAATATCTATATAAGAGGTGGAGAGATATTCAAGGATCTTTATTTTTTGATCCTCATTGAGCATTCCCTGAAATATTATAGGAGATCTTTCGACTTCTAATAAATCCGCCCAGTAATCCAATTCCTTTTTTTCAATAATGGTTCTTACCTGTTCCCCAATTTCATTCTTTACTATGACGTGAGTGAGTACCAGTCCATTTTTAGGTTCTCTCTGATATGCAAGATTGACTGGTTTATTATCGCAGAAATATTCCATACCAAATCTCCATCCATTAGGAATTTGTGATCGAATCTCAGGTGAAAGAGATTCGATGTAGTTTATTGGTCTCTCATAATAAGACATTAAGATTCGATCAATCTTAGAAATAGGATTATCCTGATCCCTTTTATAAAAAGAAATCACTTCATCTGTAAGGTTTTTCTCGAAAGCAAAAATAGATCCATCCAGCTTTTCACTAACAGTTACGATCTGGTTGAAAAGTTTATCAACAAATTCCTTTCCTTTCTTTTTAAAAATATCTGATAATTGATTAATTCCGGCCATTTTGTTTTTAATTAAGACAGAGAATATTTTTTCCCGTTATTTTACTGGTAAAAACCAAAAAAGGTCCAACTTTTATTGGAATTCTTGGATTTATTTGTGCGTTCAGAATGAAGTATTCCAGGGTCTTCAGTATATGGATGACTAGGACTTTCGATCTGTATTTAAGGTTTCCTGCGAGAAGAGCATTCAGTTTTTCATAATACTCATCTAACTGAACCCTTCCTTTTGATGGCATCAATGCTCCAAAAAGTTCGTCCTCAACTTCGTAAATGACTTCGTTTCCTATAATTATATCCCAATCACCGTTTGTGTTTTTAGAAATTAGTCCTTGAGTTCCTATCTCAGTTTTAAATATAACCGAGTCTTCCCCCATTTTAACACCAAAAACGTGGTTGCCTATGAAGTGTTCTAATAGAGAGGGCAGAATATTCTTTTGAAAGGAATTTTCTATCATATTTTTTATTCTTCATCACCAGAGAATTCAAAGTCTTCCTCGTCATCTTCTATTTCAGATTCGGAATCGGTATCCTCCTCAGATTCTTCAGATTCTGGTCCGACTTGTCCACTAGCAGGGAAAGGTTCAGAGATAACTGCTTCCTCCTTTGTTTCTTCAAACCAAGTAGGCTGAAGAACACAAGTTAAAGCTTTTTCAAAAACGAGTCCAGATTTTCTATCCTCGATTTTAATCGTTCTTGGCCCATTAAGCTCATCTAGTTCCACACTATTGGAGAATGTCTTGGATTCCTCAATATTCATGAAGGGTCCAAATGTTACGGCTCCAAAATCTGGTGTTGTTTTAATAGCAACCGGGGCTTCTCTAAAAGCTTCTGAATACTTAACTTTTTTGTTTTCCTTCGTGAAATAGTAATCATCAGAAACAGTTACGAAACAATAGTTAGGATCACCGCCATCACCAATCATGGAGCTTGCTAATTCAGAAGCCTTCTGGGTTGATTCCATTACTCCCTCCTTAACCCAATTAAATTTCTTAGATTTTATACCATGGGATTTTTTGTAATCGTTCCAAGCGGAAGCAAGACCCTCCATATATTCCTCCTGCTTTTTCTTATTTCCTCCAAACTTTTTATCGAATGGTCCAGAGACACCATGCTTTTTATGGTATTTCTTAGAAAATTCCAGATACTTATTTCTCTCCTGAATCACTTCCTGTTCAGCTAGTTTTTCTCTGGTTTCCTTAATTGAAGTTGAAAACTTTTTGTTCATTTTGTTTTTTGTTATTTTAGTATATCGATGCTATTTCAGGAAGAGTATGAAATTTTCCCTATCAACTGGAATCTCATTCGGATGTTTTGAAAAATAGATTGCGGCTCTATTTCTTGCTATCTCGTCCAATGCTGGATTTTGCTTGGGCTTAACTCCCGCTTTCTGATAGAGATCTGCAAGATTTCTAGCGAGATCCCCTTGATTTTTAATTTTAGGTAGATCCTCCTTCATATAAACCTCGTTAGTGTGTCTCATCAATTCCAAACTAACTTGGTCCTTTTCTGCACCTTTATACTTCATGACCGAAGGTCCAAATATTCTTTTTAAAACTCCAGGAACAGCAGAAAAAAGCTTGAATATTGATTCTATTCCAGTATTAGGACCCCCACCTCGTTCAGCTCTTCTTTGCTTCATGGTGGAAGAATATGCACTGGCAAATCTGTCTAGGTAGTTCTCAAATCCACCTAAAAAATTATAAACCTTAGTCAATATCGAATTTCCAGGGATAGGGATGCCATAAGATCTAGCTCTGTCGGCATAGTTAGAAGACATATTATGTCTGGCAAAAAAGAGATCCTCCTTCTTGGCTTCATAAAATGACTCATATTCTAAGAGATTCTGCATTCTTCTTTTTTATCTATATATCCGGAGCTTAAAGTTTAACCTCGTAGGTTCTATATTCAAAGTGTTCTCTTTTATAGATTTCGATCCTTTCCTGTGAATGCTTAAGTAGATAGTTGGCTTTACCATTGAAAGAAAAATCATCAACGAAGTCTATAACGATCACTTTATCTTTTCCCTCGAAGAGCCTCATTCCCCTCCCTAAGGTCTGTTTGATTATGATCTCTGATTTATAGGATTCCGTTAAAAAAATATTATGGATATTTTTAATGGATATACCGGTGGATAATGTACCAAATGAAGCAACTAGGATCTTGTTAGTTCCCTCCTCCATCTTATTGATAAAATAATCCCTTAAATCCGTTGGGGTATCGCCATCGATATAATACACTTCCTTATCAGAAGTTAATTCCCTGATTCCATCATAGATCTTCTTTCCATATCCTTCACCAACAGACTGAAATAGAACCAGGGAGTTCTTAGAGACCTTACAAATGAAGTCAATGATATATTTTAGCCTCTTTTCGGAAGAAACTACAAGTTTTCTCTCTATATTGAAAATCTCATTTCCTTCTATTTCATCCTTGTTTTCCTTTAGAGTGGAAAGCTTCTCTTTAATCTCAGAATCCAACCAATCCATTTTAACTATCTTAATAGAGACAGGGGTGGCATAATTATTATCAAATAGAAATTTAGGGGATATTTCCATCACCAAGGGACCAAGAAACTGCTGTATTGTTAAATATTCTGCTGTCCCCTTATTAGCCAATGTTCCAGAAAGACCGAATCGCCATTTAGCATCATTGCAAAGAGAAACAACTTTTTTAATCGATGCACTATGAGATTGATGGCACTCATCCACGAAAACAGCCTCGACATCATCGAAAAATTCAGGTTCCATCTTAACCAGAGATTGGTATGTCCCTATCATCAGGCCAGAAGAAATTTTCTTCTTGTTTCCACCATGAATTTGCTGAAGCTCACAATCATCAAGTTCGTCCAGCCCATATTCTTCAAAGTCCTCGCTTCCCTGCATAATAAGGTTAGCATTAGGAACTACCATCAAAAATTTCTTAATGCCATGGACTTTCTTAAGATATGCAAGAACCATGAATGCAATAAGGGTTTTTCCTGATGATGTAGCAACCTCAGAAACACTGAGTTTAAATCTTATGATTTTCCATGCAGATTCTATTTGATAGTCTCTTGGCTTGAATTTTTTATCCTTGAAGAATTCATTACACCAAAGAGTAAAATTATCTAGGTTTAATGATGTATCTATGAGTTTATCCAATCCATCGATAGATACATCGATATTATATTTTTCACATATGGAATAAATCTCGCTCCATAAACCAATAGGGATCCTCCAAAAGGTAGATCTTTTATCTACAAAGCAAATATCACCATTCCATATTTTTTTTTTTCACCAGAGGATGGAAAAAATGGTTATGAATTTTTTTAGTTAAAGATAACTCCAATTGCCTTTTTTCCCATCCCTCAGTGTAATTTATTAATTCTAAGAATTTTAAATCATCGGAGGTTCTTAATGAAATCATATTATTACTACATTATTCTAATTTTATTATCCACTCTTTTATTTTTCGACCAGCTCCATGTTTAATTGTTCCCCTTGAAACATTAAAAAATCGGGCAGCAGATGATATATTGTTAAATTTTTTAGCTTCTCCTGTATTCATATTAAATGCTGATACAATTTTAGAATGCTTCTGTTTTTTATCCATATTGGCAATAGATATTTTTAGTTTATTTGCGTCTGAATGTATCCTACCGGTGATCCCTTTAGATATTTTATCCCTGTGATCCACCTTTAATGGAATGTTAATTTTAGCTTCTGAAATTTTCTTCCTTGTCTCATAAGACATCTCCTTTCCCTTCCTGGATTTCGATGCTTTTTCCCTACTCTCTTCACTCCATCTGCGTCCCTTGTTACATTCACTTATTTTTCTCTTATGATCTTCCGTTAATTTTGATCCATATCTGGAAGAATCCTTACCTCTATATTTACCCTTTAAGGCTTCAGATATTTTCTTAGCTATTTCACTACTCATATAAAACAAAGAACCGCCCTTTGCTAAATTGTAACCTATATCTGGATTTGTAGAATTATAATTTTTAATCCAAAAAATTTCAGCTTTATTAAGATCCTGTATGTTATGGCAGTATTCTATAATTTCTTTCCTAAAATTCTCCCTCCCCAGGATTTCTATTTCTTTCTTTATTAATATGCCACTTCCATAGTAATTTGGATTGTAATTCTTTTCCTGCCCTATGTAAATCTTACCATTCAATAAATTCGTTATTTTATAAATATTCATGACAGTTTATATATCTGTCATACTCTAGCAAGAATTTTTTCTCTTTACTGTCCTCCTCTCATAAATGTTTCTAGGGATATCCTTGATTTTATCCCATAAAGGAAGTGATCAACTGTCTTAATGGACTCATTCATGAATGACATGTGATTATCAACAAGGTCTATTCTTTCTTTGAGATCCGAAAGATCTGCTTCGATCAGGGGTGTTTTTTCGTTTGTACCATACTTGACCTGAGACATTTCTGAATAAAATTTCATTCTGTCCCCTCTTTCTTTACGGTATTTTGTATTGAGTTTAATCAGGATCTGCCCAAGTTTGTAAGCATACTCCAATAAGATCTGCCTGCTGGAATAGAGTTCTATCTGAACTTCACCCAATTCTCTAATATTCCTAGATCTGATGGAGAGCTCGCGAATTTTTTCTTTCCACTCTTCTCTCTCATTGGAAAACACGACCGAAAAGTCCTGCTTCTGTTCTTCTATATTAGTTTGTTGCATTTTCTCTTGCTCTTTTTTAGACTGATCTCTTCAACTTTAACAATCTTGGTTGATTTAATTATAGCAGGAGATGGTGCAAAATTTTCAAGATTTGTTCCAAGAATAGGAAGGTCTAGTTTTTCTATAGTGATTGGGAATTTGATAGGGCTTTTATCTCTCTCAATGTCCGCTAGGTCATCCCATTCATTCTGAATTTTCTCCATGTATAATATATCTATATTTCCAAAAGATCCCATTTATTATTCGAAAAGTAGTTATCTAATTTTTTTATTTTGACCCCCTCGGATCTAACATAATTTACCACATCGTTAAGATCCCACTTATCTCTTTCGGGAAGATTATTTTCCTTGATAAATCTTCCCCATAAAAATACCGTGTCTCCTTTTAAGAGAAGATCCCTCATTTTATCTCTCCCCACCTGATCTCCATCTAATAGCCAACGCTTATTATCAACTTCGAACGGGAACGGGTTGTTTATTGAGCAGAGCGCAATTGAATTTGGACAGAGGAAAGAATCCATAGGTCCTTCGAAAACCGTGATCATAGAATCAATGTCAACAATGGAAAATCCAAAAACGGTTGAGACGGGGTCAACCTCCTCTGCTTTGAGGATAATTTCAGGGGTTTCTGTTTTGAGGAGTTTCTTATAGATCCCAGAAAGTTTATATGTATAATACTTACTACTACCGGTCTTTCTGGACATATTACGGATCTGTAGACCTATAACACTTTTCTCATCTGCAGTGAGATTAAGTACATAAAGATTTCTCCGACTTTGATCCCAAAGAAATTTTGAATCTACTCTTTGGTTTCTATCCTCCAGATATTTCTGGATCAACCCAGTGCATTCGGTAAGTCCAAGTTTTTCCTTGAGAGATTCCCTGCTGATAATAACATCCTTATAGTTCTCTGAAATAAAGTGATCTACAGTGCTTCTAACTCTTCTCCTAACGTTATTCTCCTTCGCAATAGAGATTATTTCAGATCTTTCATCTCCCGTGAGGAGATCTGAAAATCCAAAATCATCCATGAAGTAAGTAAGGGATTTAAAAACTCCGCATCCCCCGTTATAGCACTTATAGGATAAGGAATCAAGATACAGATTGCCTCTTTTCTTTTTGTAGTCCCGGGAATCACCACAATACGGGCAACAGAAATTAAGCCTGTTGCCCGCTTGATAGATTACGGCCTTAAGAGGTTCATTTTTAAAATTAGAGTCTAATACTGTTTTGACGAGCATTTTGACTCTCGCCAGATCAATAGATACCGACTTCTCTAATGTGGCCATAGATCTTCATCATTTTGTGTGATTATTAAAGATCTTGATATAGATCATCTAAGGAAGGGGAAGCTTTCTTAGACCCAGATTTAGGTGTAGGGGTGTCGTCGAATCCAAAGAATTCCTCCGTTGGAGGTGCTGTTTTCTTAGGTGCAGGGGCCGAAACAGGTGTTGATGATAAAAAGTCGTCAGCCGAGGTTGAAGCTTTTGAGGTACTTCCAGAAGAAGACCCTCCAATAATTTCCGCAACCATTCTTCCATCAGGGATAGTATTTCTGACGATTTTCATAATTTTCTCATGCTCATCTTCGGTCCAGTCCTTAAAGTCGTATTTTTCCAGATCCTGTGGACCAGTTTTGAGATAACCTAAAATTCTTGTTCTCGATTCCTCGTCTTTTTCAACAGTTACCCCGTCGATTACAAGTGCAGATTTTTCACCAACGAACTGGCAAAGATCATAGTTATTCCATTCTCCAACTTTTCTAACATGAAGACCAAAAGCTCTTCCTTCAAAAAGATCGTATGGATTAGATGGGGCTCCGAATTCGGGTTTGATTTGTTGTTCAATAATATCGTTGACCTTTCTTCCAAATTTCATGATCATAATCTTTCCTTCGAGATCAGGTCTGTTTGGATCTTTTACGATCTGAACTAGAGAATAGAAATCTTCTTTTCTGGAGAAGTTCTTCGAAAGCTCCTGGTCCTTTGCAGAATTGGAGTTCTTTAATTTCCAGAACAGATCTTTAAGAATTGATTTCTTTCCAACGGTTGATGGACAAAGTGCCTTAAGGTTGGAACCATCAACGGGGTCTTTCAACCACACATAATATTGATGGATTTTGGATTTCTTGGGATTAGCAAGATTCGGTAAAAACCTAATCAAGGACTTATATACTCCGTCCTTTCCCAATTCAGGGTAGGGTTTGTAGATATTTTCGTCCTCGTCTCTCTTAGCTTCTTTCTTTACGAATGCTTCATTGTCCAGGTTAAAGATGTCAAAATTTTCTTCCATTGTTCTAAATTTTTTAATTGTTTTTTTAATGTTTACCCAATTTATACCATTGACTGGTTTAAAAGTTTCTCTATATATCTCCCTCTTTTCGAGTGAATATATATGAAGATGAAAAAATTTATAGGAATAGATCTGAGTTTAAACTCAACAGCGATATCAATCATATGCGGGAACAGCATAAAAATAATATCAATATTCAAAACGGAAAATAATATAGATAGAATTTTTGAGAAAAAAGACCATTTTTCGCTCATTAAGAAATGCTCAGATGTTGATATTATATTAGAGAATAAGAAGTATTCAACTAAAAAAGAATACCACATAAACGAGAGAGAAAAGATTTTATCATTTATGAGGCTAAACGAATTGATCATGGAATCTATAAAAGACGATATTAATGATGAAACCTATATAGGAATGGAGGGGATATCATTCGGATCTACTGGAAACAGTCTAATAGATATATCTATGGCTACCGGCATAGTAAGAAAATCTCTGGTTGAAAGAATAAGTAACGACGTAGATAGGCTTTTTATATTTTCACCGTCTTCCATAAAAAAATTTGCGGGTAAAGGAAACTTTAAAAAAATAGAAATGTTTGATGCTATTCTGAAAGAATCTGAAATTGATTCCGAATTTATTAAAACAATAGGGTCAAACAGAGAAGCGTGTGTTACTCCAAAGGGTGTGGTTAAAAAACCGATAGAAGATATGGTAGATTCTATATGGATCTGTAAATTTTTAAAACATCAAGTAGAAAATGGGTAATTCTAAAATATTCATGTTTGGCCTTAACCAAGAAAATTATAAAAATCTGGGATATACCAGATAAGAAATACAGTTAATGGTAAATTTTATATAGGATCTGCGGGGATTTGTATGGAAAGAATATTATCCGATTTCGAGTTTGACATTGACATAATTACATCTAAATCCAACAGTAAAAGCAGAAAACTGTGGTGTAGTCGAAGAGTAGTTTAACTGAACCTCACCCAAGCTTGTCACAATTACCTGTTGAAATGCAACAGATGCCATAATAATACCCTCGTTATCCAAAAGCCTTAAAGTGAGATCAGGAAAATACTCCTGCTTGTTCTGAAAGTCCAAAAATTTAATTAAATTTTCATACATTACCCAATAATTAATGAATCCTTCTCCCAATTTAAACGTGACATTGAATTCCCTTTGAATAAGGTTTTGTATGGCTGTTGCGCTTTTATATGATTGCTTAAATCCTCCAGGTCTGATCTGTTCCACATTGTCAACTGTTCTAAGTGTTGGAAAAGTAACAGATTGGATAGTAGAATTCATAAAGTCCAGTATCGTATCGTATGGAATTGGCATTCTCTTGATGTACGGGGCATACTTATCCTCCACCTCGGGATAGAAAAATCCTTTAGGGAACTGGAACCAAAACCCATTTTGCCGGGCATTCAACAACATAATCTTACCTTTTGATATATATCCAACAAAATTTACCAATGATCATTTATAAGACAACAAATATCATAAACGGAAAGATATGTTATCCTTTTATGAAAAATAATGACAAATATAAACAATTAAAGACTTTGGCACGATTATTGTACTATATTTAATATGAAAGTAAAATTATCAAAATACGCAAAAATGTCGGGTGTATCAGTTAGAACACTTTGGCGTAGAATTAAAGATGGTTCTTTAAAAGTAGAATATTCAAATACAGGAAGGGTGTTTGTAAATATTGAAAATGAACAGCCTTTTATACTTAATGTGTGCATATATGCAAGAGTATCATCTTCTGAAAATAAAAACAATTTAGAAAAACAGAAAGAAAGGTTACTATCTTATTGTAATGCTAAAGGTTATAAAGTTCGCAAAGTTGTTACGGAAATAGGTTCAGGCTTGAACGATGAACGTAAAAAATTAGAATCTGTTTTATTAGATAGAAGTATAAACTTAATAGTTGTTGAACATAAAGATAGGTTATCAAGATTCGGATTAAATTACATACAAAAACTGTTAGAACTGGACAATAGGAAAATAGAAATTGTTAACACACAATCTAATGACGAAGATGATTTAATGCAAGATTTCGTATCTATAATAACTAGTTTTACTGCAAGATTGTATGGGAGACGTAGAAGTAAAAGAGTAACTGAGAAGCTAATAAAAGAGATTTCAGAAAACGATGAGTAATAAATTAAAAGCATATAAATTCCGTTTATACCCAAACAGAGAACAAGAAGTTTTATTAAACAAAACTTTTGGTTGTGTTAGATATGCTTGGAATCAAAATGTTGCTAATTTTTTAACCTACGATAAAGAATCTAATCCAAAACCTGTTTTTAAAACTTCAACAGAATTAAGAAAAGAAATTGAATGGATGCAAGAAGTAAGTGCATCTGCAATTCAACAAAAAGAAATAGATTTCAAAGAGTTTAAAAAACAACTTTTCAATAAAAATAGGAAATCGCAATTAGGATTTCCTAAATTTAAAAAGAAGTCTAACAAGCAAAGTTATAGATTACCAAATCAAAAATTCAAAATAATTGGTAATAAAATTCAATTAGAAAAAATAGGAAAGATTAAGTTTGTTAAAGATAGAGATTTTCCTGAATTTTTCAAATATCTATCAGTAACTATTTCTAAAAACACAAGTGGTCAATACTTTGCTTCAATATTAGTAGAACAAGAGATTAACCATAAACATAAAACACAACGAGAATGCGGGATAGATGTAGGAATTAAATCATTTGCGGTTCAATCAGACGGAATAGAAGTTGATAATCCAAAATATTTTAGTAAAAACCAAGCTAAACTAAAAAGATTACAACAACACTTCGCAAGAAAACAAAAAGGTAGTAATAGGAGAGATAAGTGTAGATTAAAGATTGCTAAACTACATCAAAAGGTAGTAAATCAAAGACAATGGTTTCTGCATAATTACTCAACCTATTTAATTGATAATTACGATATTATTTTCATAGAGGATTTAGATATAAAAGGTCTTTTAGAAAAGAGACAATTATCTAAAGAAATTTCGGATGTAAGTTGGAGTGAGTTTTTTAGAATGTTACAATACAAAGCTGATTGGTATGGTAAGACCGTACATAAAGTTGACAAATACTATGCTTCTTCAAAAACTTGTTCTTGTGGTGTTAAAAATGATAACTTAAAACTATCAGACCGTGTTTGGACTTGTGGTAGCTGTGGAGCTATTCACCAACGTGATTTGTTGGCAAGCCAAAATGTTTTAAAAGAAGGTCGCAGGAGTTTAGGCGACATAACAGACGTGGAGAGTGAGGTTACGAACTCTAAGAAGCGTTTAAAATTAACAAATGTCAGTAATTGACATTGAAATTTAGAACTATGAGAGAAGCTTGGAAAAAAAGAAAACTTACTTCTTCTTTTTAAATTTTGATTTACCTGCTTCTAGTTCAGAATTATCATAGGTAGGAAAATCCAGATAGCTAGAATATGCTAGATACTGATCATCGTATTTTCCATTCGATTTTTTGGGATGTATTTGCAATGCAGCATTTAAAAAATCCGTGGACGTAATTCCCGAGAAGAGCTTGAATCCAGGACTTCCTGGCTTGAAATAGTAATCGACTATTTTTTCCGTTGCAAGTCTCAGACTTTCATTTCCTGCTATAGACTGAGCAAGAGATGTTATATCCCAGTTATTCTTGGTTAGATTCGTAGTTCTCCTGTTACTCTGACTCTGAGATGTTACAGTTGCACTAGATGATGTGGTCTCAACCTGCCCCAATATTACGGACTTAGGTAATTGAGCTGCAACAGATCCACTTTGCATAGTATAGAAATCAGATCCAGATAAAGGAATAGCATCAATATTAATAGCTTCCTTAGCTTGGGGAACTGATCCTGCTATCTGCGTCGATTGAGTAGGAGTTGGAGTTGGGAATGTAGTCTGAGTCACAGTTACCGTTGTGGTTCCTGTCGATCCTGCTGCTCCCTGAGAACTGGTAGTTCCCGTTGGTCCACTTTGTGTCGAAGCTGTGATTTCTGCTTGGGTCTTCCATTTACCTTGATAAAGCTTAGTTTCTATGCCATCAGGGGTTTTAGTAACTATATAGAAATCTCTTCCTGTGAACCCCAAGATTTTTTTAGAGTTCTGTTCAACACACTTAAAAGCTATCTGCCCAAAATTCGGATTGGAAATTGAAATATTGCTCTTGATGTTTTCTATTCTAACACTTTGATTTCCAGAGTCTAAAAAGACAAGGAAGTATGTGAGTGAATTTCCAAGATCAAGCAGTTGTGGATTTCCGTTCCCCTTCTTTTCGTAAACAGTAAATTTATAGAAGTTATCAAAAGGATCCACTGCTATAGTTGCAAGTCCCTGCCCGTATATAGCCGTTACATCTGAAACTCCCGCCTCTGATGTGAGATTTCCATTAACATCTACGAATATATTCTCCCTGGAGACTGCGATATTAGTGTCCTTATAAAATACAGGGATCTTTCTGTCCTTGATAATAGAAGGACCTGCAGAAAGGGAATAGTTTGAGGTTAACTTTGGCGAATCTACTACTTTGTTATAGACTTTCTGTGGGAGAACCCCTTGTATAATACTAATCTGACTATTCTGTTTTCCGTATTTATTGACATTCATGGAGGTCACGGTTGATCTTCTGATTGTCTGATTGGAATTTGTTTTATTGAACAGTCTGAGTGTATAATTAATAGTAAATGAAGTGGCCAATGGATTCTGTAAAATTGGTCTGAATAGATATGGTGCTTCGAATCCCGTTTCTTGTATGATCGTAAATCTAGATGTCGTAAATAACCCCAATCCCACTTGTTCCCTTACTTCTATCTCATGTATGACATAATAAAGATTTCCCAGTGAGTTTTCGGTAAAAATGAACTCCTCAATGAAATTACCCTGCCATGTTGGATAATATTCAATATAGTCGTAAGTGGAATTTTCTTGAACAACTGCAACCAAATCGTTATATTCATCAAAAGAACTTAATGAAAGGGTATTTCTGAGATCCGCTATATAATTCTCATATCCGTTGACCAAACTAGTTTCTCTGATCTCGAATAGTGAAATATTGATCGGTGCATTTCTAACGTATCCATTGCCATCAGAGGATATTTTAGCCGCAAGTGTAGAGGACTGAAGAGGCTGTCCATTAAGCAGATCAAACTCAAAAGTCATATTGGCATACGACGGAATCTTAATCTCGATGAAGCGATCGTATATCGCACCATTAAGATAAATCGGATCTGAGTTTAATATTGGGGTAGTGATATCACCCTTCTCAAAAAGAATCTGAGACATAGTGGTTTTCTTTCCATTCTTCTCGGTGAATTGAACCTGTAAGATCACACCATCAAGATCGTCAAAATTATACCCAGAAACAAAATGATACTTAATAGTGTCATAATAAACCCCGATATTATATGGGAAAGATACGGCAAGATTAGCAGTATTGGTTAGGCTTGCGTCATAGTCCAGATATTGTGTTAATCTATCAACGTCTAGGGTAACAAATCTGCTCCTTCCTGTTTGAACTACGCTTCGATCTCTAGTATTTCTAGTGGTAAGATCGTCCTGAAGTTTATTGAGTATTTGTGTGGATTCATTAAAGTATCCATTGACTATTTTTTCAAAGCCTACAGCTGGAACCCCAGCATTAACAAAATATTGCTCAGGATTGGGTGCAGTAGCATAAAGATATTCTACCAGTAAATAAGGTGAAATCTGTACGAATCTTTGTGAGTTTGAGTATGGCATGCCTTATATATCGGATATTTTAGGATCCCTTAGAATCTAATGATTCCATAGCTAATGCCAACACCAAAGGTGACGGTTGGTCCAAAAATGGGTTTACCGTTTATACCATAGCCAGCAGACATCCCAACTCCTAGCATAGGTCCAATAGACCATTTCTTAGGAGGAAAATATTTTTTAATGACATCTGACTTCTGTGGTTCTATAATTGCTCCGTCTATTCGAGTAATTTTCATTCCTGGATATTGGGGGTCAACGTATATCTCAAGAGCCCCATTTTTTTCTCTTAATCCAGTAACTAACGTTAGAGCCAGCTCGTCCTGCTTAATCGTGGTTCCTTTCGATGATATATTTTTAGACGAATCAACAAGGACGGATGTTTCACCCGAAAACTTCCTATAATTTCCTTCAGAATAAACAGTGTCATAGTTCCACGCAAGTCCATACACGCCATCCATATATTTTACAACCTCGTTGGTTATAGTAATAGGTTCTGAAATAATTATGCTCCCTTCGATTTTTTGAAGAGTGATAATCTTCCCCTTCAGTTTCTTAACCTCCTCATTCAGATCTTTATTAAGAATTTCCAAATTGTCTTTGTCCGACAGGAGTGCTTTTTTAATAAAAATTAGGTCTCCGTTTTTATTCTTTTCAGTTCTAACGGAATCTTTCAGTGCTTCGATATTGGCATTGGCCATTTTTTCTCTTATCTCTGCCTTTTTTGTTGCGTCACACTGTCTTAAAAGAAGCATGATTATCAAAGCAATAGCTAAAATGTACCAAAGATCCCTTCTTGAAAAGAAATCATTTAATTTTTGTTTATAATCCATATTAGATTTTTATTTCTTCCAGCATCTCCTGGACGTACTCCAATCCGTGTCTATTTACCAATTCATTCAGAAACACTCTTTCAGAAATTCTCGTCCCCTCAAGTTCACTTAGTTTATCTTTGATCTGCTGAGAAATGTTCTGGATTTCGTTGAGCTTTTGATCAGCTTCTTCATATGAATCTATAACTCCGGGTGAGTATTTTTCAGACTTAAGTTGATTTTCTAAAACCTCTATCTCGTTCCAGATCTTCTGGTATGTAGACATAAATTCAAATATTCTTGGGTGTACCATATTAATAATCTAGGTTATAAGAAAATGTTCCTCTAACAAATCCTGGTCTATCGTCATTATCGAAATTAGGAACTGAAACAATAACATATTTGGCGTTATCTATAGATCCTCCACTTGATGTTGGAGACTTAACCTCCGCCATTCTAACACGATCCCTAACATCTCCGGTAAGATAGAACACACCAGATCCGTATGCCTGAACATTTGAATTAAATCCAGATGACGTCATTACTGGTAATGGGATCTTAACCCCTGAAATATTATCTGCTGCAGTATCATCGCTTCCATTATGATCATTTATTATGAAAGAGCAATTTATTGTATTTCCTACTCTTGACCATATTATTTTGCAGCTATCCCAGGCCAAATTATTATTAGTTGATCTATCCATAAAAGCGCTCTGAGATATAGTGCTAGGAGCGATTTGCAATTGATTTGATCTTGTATTATTGTAGGTAAGTGAGGCGTATGACGCTCCACCATCAGATCCAGCAAAAATACTAACTCCTGAATATATTATATCGTCGTCATCACCGAGCTGTAGTATATTCCAGGTAAAGGGGGCAACAGAAACCAATCTATCATAAAGATTTCTAGGAGAGCTTGGATTTCTATTATATGCTTGTGTTCTTACAGATCTTCTCGAGAATGTATTCCCCTCGCCATCCACTTGAAATATCGTATTTGGCGAAGATGGAACAGGTGAAGTGGTTCCTGCTGCATATCCAGCATTATCGGTAACCTGAATGGGCCTCCAGTCGGTCTTAATTCCCGTGCCTGTTCTCTTATTTATTTGGGTGGTAAAAGATATTCCAGAATCGGTAGAAGCAAATGTGGAATTAGCTACATCAGATCCCAGGGGAAAGCTATTCATTAAGCTTGTAACATATAAAGCGGTTGGTCCCGCTATGCTATCTCCTGCGGTTCCACCCCATATATTTACTCTAGCTCCTGTGGCCATAGAGGGCGCAAGAGCACCAACGAGAAGTTGTCCCTCGATAGCAGCTGATCCTTTCGTTACAGCGACAGATGGAAGCATAGTCGTGCCGGATGTTACCATTAGTCCCCCGCTTCCCGCATCGTCTACAATTAAGGTTTTAATATTACTATTAGCTCCGGTATTTCCAATGACTACGTTTCCTTGAACTCTCATGCCTTTAGCAGGACCAGTAAATCCATTAGATTGTACAAATGTATAATCACCAAGACAAACATTTCCCACAACTGAAAGGTTGTTTCTGGTGGGAAATCCAGGCCCTATATTGACATTCTCGCCATTATCAGAAATACTAAATCCTGGAATAAATGAAAAAGATCCCCGAGAATTAATATCCGTGTCCCAAACAGAAAGAGATAAGCTGCTGTTTTTAGATCCTGTTGCCGAACCAGTACTAGAATTTCCCCTTATGCTTATTTCTATACCATTCGGATAATTATTTGCCCTGCTAGCTGAAGAATCACGATCACGATGGACCTTCAACATAGAAAATCTTCCGGAAGGTGAGGAGCTATTATGCCCAAATGAACCTGGAGATAAATAGGTTCTCTCTGTCAATGAGTCTTGTATTCCTATCGAAACTCCGCCCTGGACCGAAAGCCTATGATAGTTCTGATTAGGTTGAGCACCTCCACTATATCCAAGAGCTGTGGTATTAGGAGAAAAGAAGTTCTGTGCATTTTCTCCGATAGTCACAGAATTAGGTCCGTTTACTCCGGCCCCAGATCCACCAACGACTAATATATTTGGTCCGTCGCTATTTATACCTGTGGAAGATCCATTATTAACACCTATTCTTACTTGACCTCCGGTAACACTCGGATTGGATTTGATCTCTAAAAATTTATTGCTGCCTCTTGTTTCTAACAGGGTTCTTATTGGTAAAGAAAGGCCAGAGGCAAATGTAGAGAGACTAAAAACTCTATCAACATTTCCAGGTAAAGATCCAGTAGGGGATTTAACAAATCTATGGTCTAAAGAAAGTGTGATCGCTTCAGACCCCGGTAGGGATACAGACGGATTAGCAATTAAATCTTGTCTGATTTGAGACGATATTCCTCCAGAGAATGTATCATTCCTATCTCCTCCCAAAGCAGCTCCTATTAAGGTTCTTCCTGGGTGATTGGAATTTAGAGCTCCTTCTGTTCTAAACTCAGCAGCAGGTTGTCCTCCAGTTGCGACTGACCACATTTTAGGCGAATTGTATGCTGGAATGGATGAAGGCCCATAAGTCATCAAAGGAGTAATTGAATTTCTTGCAGAGGGATTCAATGCACCAACGCCAAAATTTTTCTCTACGTATAAAGATCCGCCAGAGTTATAGATGATTTGGCTCGAATATGGATCAGTATGGAAAGCTAATGTCGTTCCTATTGAAGTATCGCCATTAACAGATAATCTTTTCCTGTTTGCTGCCAGATCTGGCTGTCCCCATCCTATACCTGAGCCGATGGAATCAACATAGAAATATGCACCAGATTGCCTAGCAGGAGTAGATAGAGGCTGATTTGAAACTTCCAACCACCCAGATCCTGCAGAACCTATATCTGCATAAACCCCATGTGCTCCACCAGGAGAGGCTATAATATAAGACTGAGAAGAAGTTAAACTTACCTCGCCAGTCGGACCAGATGCAATAATATTAACTCCCTGTCCTCCGGCTGAAGATGAGCTCGAAAGTATTCTAACAGCACCAGTCGGGTTTTCTATTAATAGGTTATAAGTGGAAGGGCTAGAATCCCATCCAATGTAAGGATTATTGAGTGATTGAGTTCCCCCTGACCCGCCGCCTGATGATTCGAATGAGCTCTTACTAAAAGAAACCAGTCTTATCCTATTGTCGGTAGCAATTTTAAGCTTTGAGCTTTCAAAATTGAGTCCTGTTACGGAAGGCGTTGCATAGTCAGATATATTATGATCTGAGAGTACAACAGTATCGTTGAGTGCTCCCGTTCCAGCGATCATAATTGCAGCTCCTGTTCCGGCCCCAGTAAATTGGACGGGGCTAACTCTTTGAAAAATATCGCCCTGTGCTAATCCATATCCGGTAAAAGTCCATCCAGCTGTTGCTCCGAGATAAATGTATACATCTTGGTTAGCTGAATTGACATCCAACCAGTAATCTCCAACACTAGGAAAAGAAGCCGGATTTCCCCCTGTTATAGAAGTAGGTCCTAAGGGTCCAGACGATCCAGATGGTCCGGATGGACCATCCTGAACAAACCATTTAGATCCCTGCAAGCCCTTAATACCTTGAGGTCCTTGTGGTCCCTGTGGTCCAATAGGTCCAGATGGTCCGGCAGGTCCAACAGCTCCCTGAGGACCTCCTCCTGCTGATAAGATCTGGTCAAAATTATAGTTGATTTTATCAACCAAATTAGACTGATTATCGCCTTCTAATAAATTTAAAATATTGATTTGTGGCATCTCTTCTTTTAGTTCATTTATATATCAGATTTTCGACCTCTCCTAAATTTTTCCTATCTGGAAAGAGAAAGCCAGAGAATAGTCAAAAGACGGATCCTTGGTAAAATAGAATTCATAGGTCTGTTCAGTCCTTTTTACGAATCTAGCATCACTAGTTGGTATGAACCCATTTACAACTTTTTCATAATCAGCAAGATTGGAAACGATTGCTCCATACGGATTTGTTGCAGCATTAGCAATAGAAATTCTTCTGATATAAGCTTTTAATTCCTTTGCCTCGTATGTTTGCACAATATTTTTTGAGATATATTCTTCAATATCGTCGGTAACTGTGCTTTGACTACCGAATCCAAATTCAGGAATGATTATTTTTTTGAAGATCCTATCTGCACCATTCTCATTAAAGAATCTCACCAGCATTCTATCCAATAAAGCTATACCTCTAATCTCAGTGTCGGTCTCCTCGAAGATAACCTCATACCCGGGAAAATTCAAAGGATCTTGATTTAATACATCTGTAACCGATGTTGGATAAAGAACCTGTTTAGATTGGGTAAAGATTTCAGGGGTTTTCATTATCTTACTACCAAAGAAAGTTTTGGTCTCATTCATGCTTCTCGTTCCTGGAAGAGGATTATAATTGGTAGAATTGGTATACTCCCTAATGAATCCAGGATCCCAGGAGCTAAGAAACAACGAAAGATCCCTCCTGTCTATTGGTGTTTGATTAACCAAAGGATAAACCAATTGATAGCCTGAGTTTTGCGAAATTGTAAATATGTAGTTTTTGGAATACTTATTATAGTTCACATTTTTTACGATACCAAAATCATCCTTGTATGGACCGAAGGATGTCTGTGCATAGTGTAGAGGATCTATAATATTGATTTTTCCCCCCGCATACTTACTTCCAGAAGAAACGTAATAAATTTGATCCGGAAGATTATATCCGACATAGAATGAAATATACGAAGATGGATTTCCAGGTATTCCTGAAGTTGTATATCCATAGGTTATGTTAGATCCTGAGATCCTAGCTCCAATATCGGAATCAGAGAAGTAGATCAAATTTCCTATGTTTGATGGATCGCTAAGATCAAAGAAATACGTGTTCCCTCTAATAAGATCTATTTCATCGGCTTCGATTCCATTAATCCAAAAACATGAATTTGATCCAAGATTGTATAGCTCATTCTCTTCAGTTTTGACCTCGAATTTAACACTAAATGTTGTTCCGTCAGGAGCGTAAGAGGCAATCGAATCCGATTTTATTCTTTCAAACTTGAGGATCTCTCTAAAGATAGGATTATACCCTCCGCTATACCTATATAGCTCAGTTTTAGCGCTGATTTGATCGAGGACATAACCTATATCTTGGAGATTTAGTTCGGATGGCTTATTCGCGTCTAAACGAGGAATAACATAAGAGCTTTGCTCGATCAACGAGGGGCTAGAAAACTCAAGGTTGAATTTATTCGGTAGCTGATTCGTAGACTGTGAAGCCTCGTCCCAAACACATGTGGTATATTCTATAAATGGATTCTCCGTATTGGTCTGAATCGAGATACTAGCAAAAGAGAGTTTCTCCATCAATGGTTTCATATGTTCTAAACCTCCCTCAACCTGATAGATAGGGATCTGAGATATAGCTGAATAACTCGCTGAAACGGGAACGTTTTGTGGAGCAAAGAATCCAATAGCAGAAAAGTCAAAGAAATATAATCCATCAGTTTCTCTAAAGTTCAACACATCCTGCTGTACCCCGGTTGGCCAAGGAAGAGTGTATGCACCACTAAAAGATGGGATTCCATAGAAAGATCCTGGTCCGGTCGGCGAAACAGTAGAGGACAAAGTAGTTTTAGGATAAACAAGTAAAATCTCCTCTCTAAGGTCCACATCGTAATCGGGATTTTCAACTATGTATATCTTACCGTTATCAAGAGGAGTACCAGTATTAACATTAGAAACCTGACCGCCCGTTGTAGGGAAGGCACTTATGTTTAACCCGCAGCTTAATTTGACATCTCCTATTACAGGTAATTGAATAAATGATGGAGAGGAATAAGAAACATCGCTCATTTTCAATTTATCGGTTAATGAATATAGAAGAAAATAATCCAAAGCACCCATAGAGGCTGGACCTCCTGAATACAGATTCTCAGCTCTCAATTCATCAATTAAAACCTCCACTATAAAAGTTATGGTTTTAAATGTTTGGTTCTCGACTATTCTAAGCTTAACCGGGGATTGGATTTTATCATCTATATTCTCTATTACTTTAAGAACTGCAGAGAATTTATACCCTTCAAAAAATTTATCATCGGCAAAAAACTTAGCTCCCTCTTCCCCAGTGTAATTCTCCAATCTTCTCTTGAACTTAATTCTAGCTCCTCTGAAGAGCGTTTCACAAAATCCTGACTCCTCATTGAATCTTATGAAAGTAAATCTTTCAGTTAAATTCACATTTTGTATGGTAGTAGAGTTAGGATAAAAAGCAGTAAAGTCTTCGCCTTCCTGGATGAAATAATCTATGAAATAATCAGGGCCATTAGGATCTGCATTTTTTATATTGTTTAATGAAAAGGGTGATGATCCATAGGATTTATCCTTATGTATGTTTTCCTCTGGAAGCAATTCAGGAGGAGTTTGTAAGGTGTACCACTCATGAGTAAAATACTTAGGATCTTGTATTCTTCTGAAAAAACTTGGTGAGAAGTTTAAAGGACTAAATGCAAGATTAGCATTCAGTCTATATTCATTACCCCTGGCATCTATACCTCCGTTAAATCCCCACTTAGTGATATAAGGTTCTATTCTACTCTTGAGAGCATATTCTTTAAGATAATTGTCCTTGGTGTACTCGTATTCAGTATTCAACTTCCCAAAAAACATCTGATCGAATTTTCGGGTGATCCCAAGAGAATCATCATAAAACTTGAAGTCCTGAATTCCATAGAATCCCGGGAATTTATCAAGATCGGGGTATATGTTTCCATCAAATGATGCTGGAGGGATTATAGATACCTGATTTGGCGTGTTTCTGGTAAACCTAGTTGGTATAACTCCGACTTCTGAAGTTGTCGATTGAGTGATCAAAGTGTAAGCTTCAACACCAACGATTCCCTCGAAGAAATCAGGGCCAGTGATAGTAGTACTATTGTAGGATATAACGGTTCCCTGTGAAACGTAATATGTAACTCCCGGAACAACTGCTGTTTTTCCGTCGGACTGAACATCTAAATATTTGTAATATTCCTCAGTTGGAGTATAACCATAGTTACTACTCCAGAAATCAACATCAGATTCTCTTAATCCCAGGAAAGAAAATGTTCCGACTTGGATTTCATATATTTCGTATGCAGAAATCAATCCCTCGCCAAAAGCAACTTTATGTGTGAAATCCGATAGTTCAACTGTCGCATGAGTTTTAAAATCCTTGAGACCCAGTATATCTCCATCTTTTTGAATATACTGATCCACAAATCTATAAACTCCCGAAACCTTGGAAATTCCCAAATCCGTTTCAATGTAGGTTTTATTTGGAATCATCTTTCTAGAATCTTCGAGCTTCATTTTAATCCGGATCTTTGGATAGTTAGATCCTCCGATGAAATTTCTTTTGGAGTTGAGATCAGCAACATCGTCTTCATTGAAGAATACTATTCCTCTGCGGGAATCTGGTATTCTAGTTAAAGTTGAAAAATTCTGATAGAAATCAAAAGCATAAAGTCTATTCTGTCTATCTCCCGTTGCTTTTATTCTAACAACAGCCTCATTTCCATCAGCAAAGGCTTCGAATGAATTATAATTGAAGGAATTCAAGAGTCCGGATATAGATCTAGCCAGATCATTTCCGGTTCCAAATGGATGGTAATAATAAGCTCCGGGCTGTGAATAATAGCTTCCTGGACCCCATTCATCCACGATAGATGACATATCAGATGCCAAAAATATATCATATTTTTCACCAGGTATTCCTTGAGATCCTAAAGGGTGATAGAAAACAAAACAATCTTGATTTATATTCGATAATTGGCCTTCAAATCTGATCACAAAATGAGCTCTTCCCTTCTCATCGGTTTGGCTTGCAGGGTACTGCTTTCTTGTTTTAGGATCCCCACCAGTGAAGTCTGCAAGATTAACCTTAGTGTCCTGAAGAACTAACTGGTTTTCAAGTCCCGTAATTCCATATGAACTATGGAAGGGGGACGGAGAAGATGCAGAATAATCCACGTCTCTTTTCAAAGAATGGAACTGACCATTTTTATCAAGGACATAGAAAAGCTTAGAATCCTCTAATATATTAACATCATCGGAAGACGGTATGAATCCAGATTTTTCATCCTGATCCAAAAACAGTCTAACTCCATTTTCATTATATTGATAGTAGTCCTCAGCACTTTGATAATATCCACTGTTATTCATATTCGGAACTGGGGTATTTCCCGAATTTCCGTTATCCCTATATAAGGCATTACCATCGAGCTTGAATCCTCCTAAATCGACAGCATTCACATAAAGGCCAAAATATCTATTGATGCTAAATAAATTGGATTGTTCGTCATCGAATAGGAACTCAAGGTTCAGGAGTTTGGTTCCTAGAATTCCATTTCTCTGAAATCCATTAGTAACATACTCCTCGAATTCTATCTGTGATTTTGGATTTGCCGCATAATCATAGAAATATTCTCCTTTTTTATCAAATATTCCTCTTTGGTAATTGACTCCATTGAATGTCGTTAATAGATTTTCCTCAAACTTAACATCGATCATGGATTCTGAATAGCCTCTGGAATTCTTAATCTTTCTAAGATATTTTCCCAATTTGGAATTTTCACCCATATCAAAGGTAGCAACTATTGTTGCTTTCGGAAGTATCTTATCCAAGAAATGATTAGAAGGATTCTCAACGTTACTAAGGTTATAAAGAGGATCCAGGAGAATCACATTTCCAATCCCACCATTAACGGTAAAAGTAGTAGAGGATGTCGCTGTAAATACATCTCCGTCTGAATATGTATTGGCTCCATTAGTAATAGAATATGGAACATATCCAGGCGCATTAATATCTACGTCTATATCCTGAACAACCTTGTATACTTGACCTGGTATTAGAAAAGATACAGGGATTGAATACGAGTAATCAATAGGATCCGAAACTCTGAAAATGACAAAGTATTCTGGAATTTCCCCACCCATCCAAAGTGGAGCTAGGTACCTAAAATCCTCCTCATACTTATCAGAAATTAGCGGTTCTACCCCCGTAGCATACGTAAAATCGTATGACAAATCAGGGTCGCTAACCTGAGTTTTTTGTGGTGATATCTCATTCTTTATACCAAACACGAAATCTGTTGGTGTTTCTCCTTTATTGAAGAAATTATAAAGATCTAGATTATACGATGAATCAGGAGAAATTCTAAAGGCCTTATACTGAGATTTACTCATTTCCTCGTTTGAATCGATAGAATTGAGCCAAATATCTCCCTTAGAATCCGTAGATATCTTGACGTTTCCGGAAATTTTGGGGTTTGCCCTTAAAACTCCGAATGATGAATTCTGTTTAAAAATTTTCTTTACCACTGAAATCTATATTAGCTTACTGTATTTATCGATTGTGCATAAGCAGGTGAAACAAGCGATGTTCTAGTATAGCTTCCAGATGATAGAATGTCAAAAGAGAATAGGTCTTCATTTTTAACTTGAATATCTATTCCTATCTTTTTGGTGTATGTTATATTCTTGAGAGTACCTGCGCTTCTCCATCCCCCTATAAATCCTAACTTATCTTGGGCTCTAAACTGGAAAACTATTGGAATTACTATGGCATTTTGTTCGCCAAATTCTAAGGTTCTTTTAGCCAATGAAGTGGATCCCTCAACTTGAATAGATGAATGATCTTTCGGGGCCAAATATAAATAAGATCCGCATGAGTATTTTCCAACTAAAAATTCATCTTTATCTAAAAATCCCATTTTAGCAGGATAGTATCTATCAGGGGAATCCGATGTATCAGACTCCGAAAATCCGGGTGAATAGCTATCCGGTTCGATATATTCCAATTGTTGAATATTGGAGGTTTGGGAACCAAAGTTAACGGGGGATGTTGTAGAATTGGTATCCAACTCAAACCCAAGGGCATGCCTAAATGAAGGATAGTTGTTTATAGCAACATTCGTAGTAGCTCCAACTACCAGGTTAAATGGTCTTCTTAATAGCTCTTCAAAAGTTGGAGGAACTGAAGGGATTGGTGTTCCATATAAATCTGGGTGTCCAACATGGATACAAAACTCATTTAATCTTCCTCCTCCCAAAGGATTATTGTTCGCTAGGTCATATGTACCGTTCCAAATGCTTGCATTTGCATTTCCAGGGATAGATCCCGATGTCGGAGTAAATGGAATCAATAATCCTTGTGATGCTATAGGAGTTCCACTATCACCCGATGATAAAGTCCATGAGCTTGTATTTGATGGGGTGAAATAAAGATTCTCGTCAAGTCCTACAGACTTATATCTAGGATATATGAATTGTGAATATGCGTTAACACTTTGATATGGTGGTTGCTGTTTATAATGAACAGTGGATCCTGGAATGTTGGTGCTAACAAAAGAGTTAGTCACTCCAGACAATTGAATAGGAACAGCCCCATATTTTCTGTTTGTACCATAGTCATTATTAGGTATAGGAAGGGACACTGGTGCTTTCAAAGATTGTCCACCGGGAATCAAAGAAGCAAGCTCCAAAGGAGTTGCAGCATCATTTCTGATCTCCAAATAATAGGTAACCGTGGCAATTTTTCCTTTGTTGCTTGGATTGGTGAGATCGATGATTTCATCATAATATCCAGCAAAAAGAGAAACGGTACTTCCGTTTTTAATCTTGTTAGTAGCTGATCCCTGTCTGAGATAAACCCCGAGTGTTCCTTTAGCTTTAGCTATGAGTGCCTTCAGAGATGAAAGTTCCTGATCTATCTGCAGAAGTTTTTGAAATAGGTCTATGGCATTACCAGAGGTATCAAAGAATCCAGAAGCAATCGAGTTTGTCGAGTGCGAATAATATTTGTCTCCAGAAGTAAATGATTCTGAGAGGTGAGTATCTAGACCTCTTGCTGCAAGATCCTGCTGCATTTGCACGAGTGTTGTATCAACACTATTCTGAGCCAGAAATGCACCGTTATCAATCTGTACAGAAAGATCATCTGGAAAATCTATAATCACTGAATCGGAAAATGGGGATTCTAATGGATTTTGTGGCCATCCAGCTTCAGATATCGATGCAACTTTAATCTCGACCTTTTCTCCTTTTGTTATAGGAATGTCCAATTGATTAATATTCGGGGTATCGGCATCCTCAACATTTTCTATTTTCCAAATATATTTTCCGGTCGCTTCGTCAAAGATCTTTTTTCTAATATCGGTTTTAAATTCAATCCAGTTAGAAAAAGCACCTTTCTTTTGATTTCCGTTATTATCAACAAAGGAAATCTCCTCTGTACCCTGTGTGTTTCCACCCTTACTTAAGTACCTATATCTAACCTTAAACTGTATAACCTCCTGAGCTCCGGTTTTAGGATCTTCCACAGCGTTTGGAATCGGCCAAAAACCTCTAATTCTGTGCTTGGGTGCTTCGCTAATTTCCGGTGCTGTCTGTACTAAATTATTCAGATCTGTGATAGTAGAAGAAAGAAGATTAGTCTTAGTAGCTTTAGTTTTAGAAAGCTGATCTATCTTTGATGTCAATTTTTGAAATTCAGCATTTGATGCTCCGCTTGTATTAGTTGTTACAAGGTCATTTAGCTGTTTTTTGGCCAGATCTATGGATTTGTCCAGAGCCTCAATATCATTCTTAATAGAAACTTTGCTCTGAATTTTCTGTTTGAATGTGTCTGCTACTTTTGAGTCCGTTACTTGCTTATTGACCTGAACGACTTTGAAGTTATTGGTGGATAAAGATGGAGTATTCGGAACCAATCCATAAATTGATGGAACCAATTTCTCCTTAGCGGAAGCCAAGAATTGCTGTCCGAAATCGGCAACTTCCAGTTTGTAAAATTCATCCAGGGTCTTAACTCCCTCAGACGTATTAATGTTTAATTCGTTGGTCCAAATGCAAATACCAGGACTAAATGTACTTCCAGCAACATTAAATTTGTCCTCTATGGTCTTAATAAATATGGATTGTCTTTCGTCGTGACCAACATTCACATCGACAGTTCTTGGTGAAAGAGTACTGCTATAAATTGAAAGAGCATTGGCTCCATTCTGTATGGCTCCAAATCCAAAAACTCTTTTCAGTACTACAGTGGATTCTGATGTATCAACTGCGGTAATCTCAAATTTAGTTCCATCCGGAGTTATAAACGAATCTCCAGCAACCAATGTTCTAGAGTTGTTTGTATTAGCTAGAATATCAGTATATCTAAGAGTATCTAATTTATATTTTCTGGTTGTAGTGGTTTGTGTATTTCCCCCAACAGTCACCGTTGTTTTTTCATCAAAAATTCTCAGAACCGAAAAATTACCCTTATATCTAATAATCTGAAGTGGAAGATCCACTATGCTCTCGTCTATGAAATACCCTATTCCCTGGCCAGAAAGAGCCGAAATGTATTGATCATAAGTGAGATCGTTTTTTCCTTTTAGATTAGTGTCGAAATAGCTTTTTTTAGCATCTGTTTGGGTGTCAGCTATTACTCTTCTAACAACGACTTTTTTACACTCAGCAGGAATTTGATTTTCAACATTAAGAGAAACATAAAGCAACGGATTCAAAAAACTTTCGAAGAACCAATTGTTTCTAGTTTTAAAAGTCGAAGGAACTTGTAAAGATGTAGGAGCAGAAGGATCCTTGAGTAGTGAAGCGGTGTAAATCTTGGCTACAGTACCGTCGGGTTTTCTGACATTAGCCGTCGCATCCTCCATTCCAGAAAGAGCCATGATGTTTTGATCTAGTCTCTTAATTTCATTTTTAAAGAACCCAAAGCTTGGGATTTGTATCGACTCTATCGTGTTATCATCATTGATAAATTCTACCTCAACATTATCATTAGGAGATGTAGTTACCTCAGATAATTTATTGATAATCTCCAATGAATTCTTCTGCAGTCTTAAAAACTGTGCAATTAAGGACGAAATAGAATTCTTTGTATTTGACATCTATTTTATTTTATTTGGTCAACTTCGAAAGTCAAATTCACATCATCGATACAAATGATTTCAAAAATCGGTTTATATCCTGATGATGTAAAATTGTTGTTATTGAAGGATGTTATTATTGTGGAATATGGAGTGCCAATTGGATTTGCTACTGGATAAGCTCCTGTTGAATCCGTTAAAAAAACCAACGTGTAATTTCCAAGATCTAATTCATCTCCAAAAGAAACCCTCAGGGTTTGTCCCTTCTTCCATTTATTAATGGAGTCATCAATTCTCACGATAATGTCTCCGGACGCTGATATGGCAAGTCCATTGTTTTTGTGCTTGATATAATTGGAGAATGGCTGAAGCAGGTATGTGTTTCCTGAAACCGGATTGATAGTAAAAATCGAATTAGATTCAAGATTATAAGCTTGAATAGTGGAATCAACCGCCAATCTATTTGGTACGGATCTATCAATATTCGTTCCTAATCCATTCTTCAGTAAGTCCAGATTGTAACTCATCTGTATAGAGGTTTCATTCTGAAGAATGCTTTGGATATCATCTGAGTTCCTCTCAATCAGAATCATGATATCCTGAGTGTTATTGAAAAGTGCCTGATTAACCTGAAGAGCATTTTCAACCGTTTCCAACCTAGCCCTAATTTCTGTGTTATCATCCTGATTGATGATTAAATCCTCCAGAGCATTCATACGCTCTTTCATTTTAATAATCTCCAGGGTCTGATCATTCAGTGTTCTTGCCGCTTCCTGCAAAACAGTAGCTGAATCCATGAACATGGAAAGAGAGAATGATGAATAGTCATTTATCGCCTGCTCTACACCCGTACTTTCTATATCAGTATCAAACTTGATGTTGAGCTTGAGCCCATACGAATTACCATTCAATTTGGTAATCGGATCCGGTTTGTATTTTTTAAATGACTGGATTCTCGCAGCATTTATTGAAATGGATTCGGCAGGGCCTAAAAACAAAACTCCATAAAGATTCGTTGCTGAATCCTGAATGTTATTTGGATCGTAGACATCATAATAGACGAGTACGGTATTAAACTCAAAAGCTTTTGTTATTGGGGCTCCGTTCCATTCTTCTATTGTGGATATTCCCACGTAGTTTTGAATCTGTTTATATGAAGTGGCATCGAAATCTAATTCAACTCCATCAAGTCTAGATCTTTTATAAGAAACGGATGGACCTGAAGGTCCAGAAGCATTGAGATATTTTGTTAGGCTATCAGTAGACCCATCAAAGAATGTGTTTTCTGAAAAATATGAATTTGCTTCATCTCTAGGCTGATACCAGTTGGTTGTTATTGGATTTCCTCCAGCATCAGTTCCGGATACTCCGGGTTCTCCCAAAACATCTTGGTCGAAAATGGCCAATGTTGGAAGACCATTTGGACCGTAGAGTCCGATAGTATTGCTCCTTCCCTGAAGATACTCAGTGTCCAGAGGATCTGCGGAACTGTGCTTCCAAGTTTTACCTGGATAATAATTTATATCCGCAGATGTTTTGAATAAAGGGTATGGGGTAGCTCCATCATTAGTGGGTACGTGAATATAAACCTCGGAATATGAGTTGACGTTATTCTGTACAGAGTTGACAATATCACATTCACCGATATACTTTACGACCCTTTCGTATCTTGGGATCGGTGATCCATTTCCAGTTAAATAATCGTCCTCTTCAGTCCATCTTTTTTCCGAATAAGGAAATCCATCTATTATTGATGTATTGACCTGATCCAATGATGCTACTACTTCGTTTGCATTTGCATCTCTGAATCGAACAGCACCAATTTCTTTTAGCCACTTCCAAAAAACTCTTTCGGAAACTGTCTTCTTTAGGTTTGGATCATAATTAGTATCACTTAAAACGGTAGATTCAAAATTCAAGCAGTAGTTCTGAAAAGATATTTCTAAACTTGGTGTGGTATTGCTTGGATTGGAAAGATTATATGTTCCTGATGCGGCATCCAAAAATGTCGTATCTATTGAATCAAATTGGATTGAATTTTCACCATAGATAGGTGTAGCAAAATCCGGAATTTTCAGAAGAACAAACTTAGAAAATTTAAACTTTCTGAGAGAGTTATTAAAGGTCAAGGGAAGATCCTCTGCAGCAGAACTGAAAGTATAGAAAGTTCCTCCCTGCGTCTGTAAAGGTCTTATGAAAGGGGTTTTTACCATTTATTGCCCAATTTTTTAATTAATATGACACAGAACCTGCGTCAGATACAACCACCCAAGAACCTTGTTGCGTCACTGCACCCTGTCCTATTCTTGGCTCCCACATAAGGGTAACACTGTTTTTATATGGGGTACCAGTCAAAGTTATTCCAGGAGCTCCTGAATATTGACCATCGCCAGTTGAAAATCCAGTGTAGTAATTAGGAGATGAACCAGTTACTCCTGTCGGAATATATCCGGTTCCAGTTCCAGTGTTAATGATAGTAACTGTATATCCAGCGGGAATTGCTGAAGCTGTTGCTCCAGATCCGGTCGAGGCATACATGAAGAATCCGGTATATCCGCCGTTAGCATAATCGCACTGAGCATAGATAACTTTCTCGGTCAGTGTTAGTATATAGGGGTTTGAATAAGTTCCGGTTACCCCGCTTGAATGGGGAGAAGGAAAAGGAGTTGCTGATCCTACGGAAGCTCTTCTGTTTCTTTCAATATATGTTCCACTAACTCCGTTTACAAATTGACCGTCGTTTACTGCGACTGAAGAAAATGTAGCAGTCGCTCCAAAGGCTGCTGGTCCTGAAGCGGACATTCCATTGGTTGAAAGAAATACGGAAAAAGCTCCTGTTCCCCCTGCAACTGTTCCGGCTGCAGCAATGTTTCCGGCTGAAGCCCCAGTTCCGTATATTTGTACGGTTGGAGTTCCAGAAGAAGGCATAACTAAGCTATTTCCAATAAAGCTTTTAGCTTTGATTTGTCCACTAGAAGCAGCTGAAACATCAAGAGATCCTGTTAAGACGTTAATATTAAACGAGTCTTCTAGATCATTATATGCGTTTTCCAACAATAAGAAGTTGGAGTTAATCGTAAGCCTTGATCCCGAGATGGAATCAGTTCCAAGGATTTCGGTTATTGTAATAGCCATTTGAGAAGTTTTTTTAGTTATATATATCGAAAGGACACAAACCCAATAATTAACATCGGGTGGTTTGATATATAACTTAAAGATCAAGTTCTGATAAATGTTCCAACGCAGAAGCAGAAAACATGGATAAACAAAGCAACACTCAAAAAAGAAAACCTAAGAATCCAATCAGGTTTAAAATCTCACTAAATGAGGAGCAAAAAGAAGCCAAATCATTAATCCTAGCAAATCCAGTCACAGCATTAAGGGGTGCAGCTGGATCCGGAAAAACCTTACTAGCCGTTCAGATAGCACTGGATCTTCTATTCAATAGGGAAATAGAAAAGATAGTCATTACCAGACCAACGGTTGCCAAGGAAGATATTGGATTTTTACCTGGAGATCTAAAAGAAAAAATGGATCCATGGTTAGCTCCGATCTATTCGAATCTTTACATGCTCTATGATAAGGACAAGATCGACAAAATGATCGCAGACCAGCTCATAGAGATTCTTCCCTTTCCTTTTATGAGAGGAAGAACCCTAGTAAATTCATTTGTCATAGTCGACGAGGCTCAAAACGTTACTATGAGCCAGATGGAAATGGTGCTGGGAAGACTCGGTATCGGTTCAAAAATGGCGGTGTGCGGGGATTCTTCCCAGATAGATCTTAAAAACAGAAAAGAATCTGGTTTTGATTTTCTCAATACTCTATCTGCAAGAGTTTCCGGAGTAAAGGTATTTACGCTGAAAAAGAATCATAGACACGAAGTAGTACCATCTATTCTAGAAGTCTATAAGGAGTACAATTCCTAAATCATAATCTCAACGGAGGCTTCAAAAGCATCTTGGTTTTCCATTTGATTACCATAGATTGATCTATATCTGTAATCAAGGCTATTCACAGTTGCGGGAATAAGATCTTCCGCGTCTGGGCTTTTATGATCGATCACTCTGATCTTTCCGCTATGTACAATTGAAACTGGGTTTCCATTGGCATCCTCGAGTTCACAAGAAACGTCATAAAACCCCTCTTTAATGAACGTATAAATGAAATAAGGTGTTTTCCTTACCTTTAGTAAAATATCGCCCGTACCGGTGTCTATTAGCGTCCAGACGTGGTTCTTTTTACCGGGGATCAAAGAGTCTATAGGATTAATGAAGATTGTCGAAGCAATAGGAATCTCAAATTCATTCTTGAAAACTTTTGATTCCTTCCAAGACCAGGAGTGAGATCCCAGCCAGGATGAAACGTTTCCAATAGCAAGCCCGGTATAGTACCTCTTCTTTGGAATTTTTAATAAAAATCCTTCAGTTCCCCCTGGCTGTGGAGAGGAAGCTACGAAAGGACTAAATTGAGTATTAGATCCCGTGAAATATCCAGAGAGGTACAGGTTCTCATTTTTATCAAGTGAAAGAGCATTTCCGCTATCCATGCTGATTCCTCCCATGGTTACCAGGTCTATTAAAACCCCATCCTTGTCCCACTTACCTATAAATATGTCATCATTTCCAAATGAGTTTGCAGTAGAGGGTGAGAAGGTTGTTGGACCAGTGTAAACCCCAGTGACGTAAATATACTCTTCAGAGTCACTAATTGCTGCATATCCATATGTCAGAGACCCACTAGTCGTCTTCATCCAGATAGATTTACCCGTTGGTGTAAACTTCATTAGATACAGAGAAGATGTTGGTGAGCTTATTGAATTTCCATCTGAAGCAATAGTCCCGGAGTACGTTCCGGTTAAAATCAAATGGCCTTTAGGATCCATTACAATCTTAGAATCACCCGCAGTGGATGCTCCAAAATTCTTGCTCCATAGAACTGCTCCTGTTCCTGCGTCTAGCTTGGAGAAGTATACATCAGACCCAGATGAAGTTAGAACATTGCCATCGAAATCTATGGATCCAGTATATGATCCAGTTAGATAGATGAAGATGTCCTGCATAATCACCATGTCATCTGTCCCTGCAAAGCTGGTATCGAATGTATCAGTCCAAACAAAATTGAGGATTTCATCGATTTTAGAGACAAACACCGAAACACTTGATGTGGTGAAGGTTTGAGATCCCAATGTGATGGTTCCTGAAAATCTTCCTGAAATATAGATATTTCCAAATTTATCAAGTTCAATATCGAATGATTGGATCTGTCCAGTACCAATGGTGCTTACTATTCCAGAAGAGAGTAGGTTACCATCAGTAGAATATTTGTTAATAAACACGTATTCGTTGTTTAAACTGATCGTATCGGTATAGAATCCAGTTACATATATGTTACAGAATAAATCGGTTTTAACGCTAAATATGGACACATTTTGTGAGATATTATCTATTGATCTAGCCCATTGCAAAACTCCAGAGGAATTATACTTTAAAACGATTCCAGACTGGTTAACTCCAGAGTTTCCAGAAGTGAGATAAACATTCTGAGTCGCTATATTATTAACTTCGCCGGCAAAAACGGTTCCTGTGTATCCCCCTGTTACTATCACGTCTCCCTCGCGGTCGACTATGCTAGAGAATAGGTAGTCGTTGCTAATATCTCCCATAGATATGATCCATTCCACATCGCTGATTAAAAGGTTCTTCTTTTTGGATGATATTCTTTCAATAGGTAAATTCTTCCAATAGTATTCATTGGTTGCTTTTCCATTGATAATGTCTCTCAGTGGGGCATATAAAAAAGTGTGATCTAGATTCAATGATGGAAATCTATTCTTTAAATTATTCACACTATATCTTTGCCAAATAGGTTTGCTCCATGAATATCTGTCCACATTAGGAAGATCTGGTCTAATTCCATCAGAATTCAATGTTATGTTATCGTATAAAGGACCAGGTGACCAATTAAAGCTCAGATTTCCATATCCATCTCCCAAAGTCGAACCATTTGTTAAAGATGGGAGTATTCCCTTCGGCTCGTGATAGATGAATTGGTACCCATCAGCTCCTGGGAATTTAGGGAGTGCGTGAATGTGTGGAACTATATAATCAACAAAATTGAGTTCAGTGTCGCTGAGATAGACGATGTTCATCGGAAAAACAGTAAATCCATTTTTAATGGTTTTCCAAGGGGCAGCCATTAATTTAATAGGATTCAAAGGAGTGATGCCATCAGCTTTATACTCATATTTGGTAAAATTGTAGCCGTTAAAATAGTATAGCATTCTATTGCTTGGCGATCCTCCGTCAAGAATAAACCAGATATTCGCATTATTGGTTTCAACTATGTCAATAATCGCACCTGGAAATAAGTCTGGGTTTGTTCCATTGTTCCATACGGACCATCTGTTATAATCATAATAAACCAGGTTATTCATTGTTCCAAACCAGATGTGTCCCAATTTATCCAGCTCTATCGAATAAACATCATTATCAGAGAGACCAGAATTCCCTGTATTATAGATTCTGAAATCTATTCCGTCGAATCTAGCCACCCCATTATCTGTCGCAATCCATAGATACCATTCATTGTCACTATAGTATCGGATTCTCAGATCTCTAATATTCCCGGACGGAAGATCTGAGTTTAGAGTAGTATAAAGTCTCCAGCTATTTTCAGAAGCACAATAGAACAATAAACCATTCTGATCAGGAGATACGTATTCGGTACAAGCAATAAACAGATCGTTGGTGGAAGGATTCTCCTCCATTAAATTAAAATCCACAATAGAAGAGGTAAGAACAGTGTTTCCCTGGTTGTCCGCAAAATCCGAAATTGTATAGACATTATTCAGACTTAAGTCCCTTTCATTCCAATATACCAATGGAGTACCGGTTCCTTTAATACCAATGAATCTTCCACCATTTTCGGTGATCTCAATAAAAGAAGTAGTCAGTCCGTTGGAGGGTAGAGGACTATTAGTAGAATTATATGGATTCATGTTCAATCCATCAAAACTTACAAGATCACTTCCAGAAATCCACACATCTCCATTAAGATCCCAGGCAAGTGAAACTGGGTTTCCTAAAGAAGGAGAAGCAGTTGCAAACGGAACAGTAAAATGCGAATATCCAACATTTCTAGGTCCTGGGGTAGTTGACAAATCGGGGGAAATTGAATTACCAGAAATTCCAAAATTAAAAGGAAGCTCCGAATAGTTGCGAACAACATATTCAAATTTAGAAATTCCAGGATCCGTCGATGTGTTGAGCTGATCTGCAGCCTCCTTAAGATCAAGATAAGAATTTGGAGGAGAATCTTTTTCTCCTAATATTATACCTTCCGTGTCCTTTCCAACTTTTATTTTATCTCCGTACTGGAGAGAATATAAATTAAACCCTCCTAACCAGTCATTATGGTAGTCATACATGTCCCAGGTCTGGGAATAAGCCTTATCGAACTCAAAGTCTTCGAAAGCATCCCAAGCTATTTTTTTAGTTCCCCAAAGGGCTGCACTAGGAGTCGGAGGAGCCGTTGTAAAATCATAAGCAATATATTCTTCTTTTTCATTTGATCCGCCAGAAAAAGGTACGGATGAGGAATAAGAGAACATACATCCACTGGTTGTTATGGACAGTAATTTTCCATTCCATGTTGATCCAGTATCGTCTGGAGCATTAATAACAAGGGTGTTCGCCCCGATATTAGTAGTGGATGAGGTCAAGGAATAAACAGTATAGTCGGGATATGTTACTAATCCATTGATAGCCTGATAAATGAGAGCAGATACTGAAGTTAATGATCCATTAAAATTAACATTGACTATCTCAACTCCATCAGCCTGAATAGTAATGTTTCCGTCTCCTATAACGGTTCCTCCCGAGATGACAGATGATAGGATCTGTGGGATCTCAAAGGTTGTTGGATTAACTATCGAAATTATAGGGAAAAGTCCATATGGATTACCAAGAGAATCATAGATCCAGACATTCTGATTAGCCGAATATCCGTGTGGGGTTGTAGTCTGCACTTGAGCAAGCGTTCCTGGACTTGGACTAGATATCTGAACTATAGAATATGTGATAACAGTAAAATCGAAGGAGACATTAGCCTTTACTTCTGGCTTTTTGGTAAGGATCTCACAGTTCTGTCCTTCATTAAAGTTATTTGAATATTCAGGGAAATTATTAATGAATGTGGAAAGATCCTGAGTTTTTTCCTTGTGCTCCACAGGCCAGATCCATTGAGATTCATAGTCTGACCAGGAGAGAACAGTATTATCCCAATCATATTTTTCGGACTCTCTGTATCTCGTTATCGTATTCAGCTCTATATCTCTCGATTTTATTTCGATAGCAGATTTTTGAATTCCGAGAGAAATCGAGTTTAAGGTGTCCCAAACTCTACATTGTATGTCATAAGTCCCAGTGTATGGTAAAAAATGTGGGACGACTTCAAGTTCATCGATTTTTCCTCTGTATGAAAAATAATAAGGTCTATCATCAGACTTTGAAATGGTCCATTCAATTTCATAGAAATCGAGATATTTGATTCTGTCCCATGAATAGGATCCTCCGGGGTTAGCGAAATTTTGATACCAATTAAAGATATACACATTATCAAAAACATTCACAGGAATAACTTTCCATGTTGAAAATGTGCCGCTTCCTGATGTGTAAATAATATTTATGTCCAACTGTCCGGTCAGAGTGTTATATCCCCCAGAAATAACATATCCCAGCATAAATTCGGTTCCACTTTGGTTTTGTATCCTAATGAATAGGACTTCAGAACCAACGGTAGAAAAATAGTTTTGACCGGTTGGAATATAAAAAGTCTGCATTGATGGCGTAACAGTAGGAATAGTTACGGTCGTGCTTGAACTTTGTATCGATAGGGGATATCCAGGGTTTGGAGATACTGTCGACGTGTAGCTCGCAACGTTTAATGAGGTTGCTGGATAAACAGGATTTAATCCGTCCCAATCTCCGCCCATATCATTCCATGAAAGATCAAAAGTCGTATTAGTTAAAACTATAGGACATCCTGCTGGAAAAACATAATCATTACCATTTTTGAATAATTTATATCCGGGTGGATCATAATCACCATCACCTAAAAACTTAGGCATTTTACCATATTCAATATCGGCATAGAATTTTTTAATGGCATCACTAAGCGACGTTATAGAAGGATATTGATATTCTTGAAAACTAGAATAAGGTTCGATGATATTTCCATAATGACTAAGTTCAGGGGTTTCGGGTAACCCGTCAACAACAGGGTACTGGAAAATATTGGGGTTGTTTCTCAGATAAAAAGGTCTAAGATCCTCGATGTACCCGTTCTTTGGTTGGATATCGAATTTAACCTCTATCCCAAGTTTGACGTCGTTTATTTGAAGCTGATCGCTCCAAGCTCTAGTCTTATAGATCCCAAAATATACTCCCTCTCCAGTAATATCTATAATTCGGGCATTAAGGGGAAGATAGTCTCTTTTCAATCTCTCCTTGAGACCAAACAATTTCAAAAGAACCTCCTCGGGAGAAAACATAAAGGCATCTTCCACTACTGGATATCCATACCGATCCTCGCTGCCATCTTCCTTTTCTCTATTAATATCATAGAAAAGACCAAAAAGAGATGTCTTCTTATAAGATACACTCGGAAATATCTCCTCGTATTTCTCTTTTATTCCATAGGTTCCGTCCTTTCTTTTTCCGTATATCTCGATTTGTTTGTACTTCTTATGATTTTCATCGGCAAGCACATTTTCTATAGTCTGGACGGATTTCTGATTGCTATATTTGTCAATGAAATTTTGATTTTGCTGAAGAGGGGTTAAGGTCTCATCAGCATCCGCTTTTAGATTTAGCCAATATTCTTTGATTCTCAGGTCATAATATCCAAAGAATCTAATAGCATTTATAAGGGATTTATACGAACCCAGATAGGAGTATATTTTATCTCCTTCCAGTAAAAGTTCCTTTCTTTTTTCATTGACTTTTAACCAGTCAGGATACCCTTCTTTAGGATCGGTTTCTCTCAATAGTTTGGAATCCTCTGCGGTAAATTTTCTACCAAAGTTTCCTAGCAAAACCGAAAATCTATCATCCTCCCCCTCTACCTCGCCATGAAAATCCATAACCAGGATCTTTTTGATATCAGACGGATCGCTTACATCTTCTAATATCAATCTCCTGTCATAAATTCCTTCAGTGGATGATCTAAGAGCAACGTTAACTTGAGCTGCAGTAGAATTTATATAACCAGTAATTCTTATTCCATCCGGAGAAGAAAAGGTCTCGCTAAGATCCTCGTCTGGATAAATATTTATTGCGTCAACATTATTAAGTACAGGTGCATCCAGATTTGGATCTATTGAAAGATCGTATGTGAATATGGTATCTGTCACATCAATCTTTCCATCATAATCGGATTCCCATCTAACTCTCCAATTACTCGTGCTAGGAACTGAAGGTGTATTATGGGGAAATCCATAAACGGTATTCATGGAGAGATTATAGAATTTTTCGAGAATGAAAATGTGTTCAATCTCAAACAATTCCTCTGAAACTTTAGGAAAAAGGACAGATCCCTCCCAATGGCTTCCATTCCATGAGAGATTATATTGATCCCCTTTTTTATTGAAGAATAAAAGATTCTTATATGACATTATCTAACGTACTTGTTATTTTTAGGAACGGTATAATTTATATAGTTCTTGATATACTTAGTGGTTTCAAAAAGTTGATAAACCACAGCTTCAATACTCGCTAGAATATCAGATCTATTTTTATCTCCATTAAGAATTTGGGGGGACATTGTTCTCTCAAATATTTTTCCCTCGTAGTCGAATCCCTTATTGAGTCTTACGTCGTTCTGAGAGTGTATGAAATCGTATATGCTATTCTTTACCGCCATAATTACTTATTTTTTAGGGCATTCTTATTGATCTGATTGACCTGTGTGTTATATGTCTGAGGAACCATTCTCCTGATATCTATATTTACGGATGAAAGCTTATTCATATCAGCTCCTAGATCATAATAGATTGAATTTCTATCCTCCCATCCACCTGATATTACTACTATTTCATTCTTCTCCATAATGATATCACCAAACTCATCAAATCCAATCTCATTAGATTCTGGATTTTCCTTTTTAGTTTTTTCATTATTTTCACCAACAAAATACAAGGAGACAGAGTCTACACCCGCAACATTTTCAATAATTGCAATGAGATCTGATCTAGGTATTTTATCCCTTCTTCGGATAGAAAGAAAATAGTCACTTAACAATGATACTATTTCAGATTTAACAGTTTCTGGATCATATCCCTCGAACATAGTCAGTACTATATTGACAACATATCTGCTAATTATAGGGTCTAGGATCTTAACTTCCGTGGTCACAACCATTTGTCCGCTTTCATCCAAAAGATTTAATATGCTGCTTCTCTGAGAATTTGTAAGCTTAAATTCGCTAAGAGCAATATCAAAGTATGTTTCATTTGACTTCAGCTTTTGATTAATATCAGGGACTAATATGAGGTAGATGATATTATCATCATCCAAGTAGTTATCATTGAACGTGGTAAAAGCTTCTATCACGGAAAAAGTCCTAAATTTCTCAAAGAATGTGATGTAATTATCAGGGTTAGCCAAGACAAAGCTCCTAGAAGTTTTCGGGGCTAGAATCCTGGTCAAATCAATAGGTTCCTGACTAGCACCCAACTGAGGAGCTATAGTACACTGGATCGACAAAACATCTTTTAAGGTCACAGAATTACCAAATAAATCAGTACCATCTGAAGTAAATTCCATAAGCGCCAAAAAGGCATCGCTGACATTAACATTTCCGTTAGACCCGATGGATTCTATATAATTTACTTCTATAGTGGATCCAAGAGGCGGAGCTGCACCAAAATTAAAATTACCAAAGAAAATATCGATTCCTGAAATCAAAGAGTTTTTAACAATGAATCCAGCGGAATTACGAGGCACATCATATAGTGAATCATATCTCTTCCATTCTCTCCCATTGACAAGAACCTCAACCTCAAAATTTTCTATATTTGATGTTCCTCTGGATGAGATATTATAACTTTGCAGGAATCTCCCTGTCCCGGTAAATTGTTGTGTTTTTCTAGCTCCCTCGATTATTGATGCTGTAACCACAGAGTTCTGATTCAAGTTGATCCTTACATAGTCTGAATTTAACTTAACTATATAAGAAGCACCATTATTTAAGCACTTGAGTTCAGCATAATTTGGTAATAAAACTGCTCCTCCTCTAACATCATCAAGGTTTTTGCCATTCCATCTTATTTCTATTTCGCCTTTTGCAGAGATTGCTCTTGTTGCAGTGTGACCAGCCAAAGCGGCCAGACCATAAACCGAAGCTTCTCTGGTTGCCTGGTTTATATTCAATTCAGATATGGAATCTTCGATGAAGAAAAGAACCAACTGAACGAGGTTTTCGAGAACGAATATTATTTGACCCCAGACTGAGGCAACAGTAAATAATTGGGCAGACTGAGAATATCTGTTCTGAACCAAAGTCAGTGTTTCAGAAAGAAGATCCGATATTTTCGCTTTATTTTTAGATAAAAAGTCCATTCTTAAATTATTTTTATTCCCAGTATTGGATTTCCTTTGATTGCAAAATCAATAACGCATGCGTCCCTAAAATCGCCCTTAAAAAATCCAACCTTAAATTCGACCTGGAATGTTGATCTTGATAGTGGCACATATGTCATTAGTTGCATTGCTATAGCTTGCTCCAAGGTTGCCTGATCTACTTCAAGATCAAAGATCAAAGATTCCAGATCTATACCAAAATAAGGATCTCCCAAGACCTGTCCTGGTCTTGTTAGCATCATATTTTTGATCATACCAATTAGGATCTCTACCTCGTTATTGGTCTCAAGATATCCCTCAGTGTAATTGGGATCATCGGGGTTTCTCGGATATATTTCTACCATTCTAGCCATA